GATCGCACTCAGCAGGTGGCGGCGGACCTCGGGATCGGCCCTCGCGGCCTGTCGAACATGCTGCGGGTGCAGATCGTGGGGCTGCTCGGCGGGCTCTACGTGGACGTGGACTGCCTGCCGATGGGACCGATCGACCACCTCGCCGGGGACCGGACGAGCTGGATCGCGTGTGCTCCGGCATCGAGAACGAAGGCCCCGATCGAGAACTCGTGCTTCGGCTTCCGGCGGGGGCACCCGTTCCTGGCGGAGGTGCTGGCGGACGCCGAGCGAAACCTGGGCCGGGAGGTGCTGAGCGACTTCTACCTCGGCGGCAGCCGCTCGTTCGGGACCGTGTATCACCGGAACCCGCTGCGCGAGGATCTCGAGGTCCGGTTCGACTACACGACCTCGGGGACGGTGGACCTGCGGCAGGCGCTGGCGGACCTGAGCCAGGCCGACAGTCCCCGGCTGTTGGTGAAGTACGGCCCGTTCCCGGTCGCACACGTGTTCCGCCCACGGCTGTGAGTCCTGCACGATAGGGCGGTGACGACCACAGCCCCGGTGCAGCTCACGACCAAGGCGGATCTGGAGTGGTGGCTGGACCTCGCGGCGGACGAGTCGCGGCTGATCTGGCGGTGGGCGGTGACCTACGCCGACTTCGCGCCGCACTGGTACGTGGTGCGGGACATCCAGCTTCCGGCCGGTGACCATGAGCGGGCGGTGCGGGTGATCCACACGTTCGGCCAGCCGGGGAAGTTCTACGACCACACCGGGATCTACCTCGTGGACGAGGCGACCGGATTCAAGTGGTGGACGGCGGGCCGGACGCGGCACGTGATCAACCGAGCCACCACCGAGAGGACGTACGGCGTGCAGAACGCTCCGAGCACCGCACTGGCCGACCCGGAGCTGGAGGGCGACGAGCTGGTCGCGCTCTACAACGGGCTGGCCACGCAGTACGACGCCCGCTACGACACCCCGGCCGCGCACGCCGAGAACGAGGAGGTGCGCCGGATCGTGGTGTCCCACTTCGGGGCCTACGCGCCGACCGTGCTCGACGTGGGCTGCGGGACCGGGCTGGTGCTGGACCTCCAGCTCACCAGCCCGCAGATCTACACCGGGATCGACCCGAGCCAGGCGATGCTCAACGAGCTGGTGCGAAAGCACCCGCGGGTCAAGAACATCCACCCCGGCCGGGCCGAGGACGTGCTGCTGCCGGCACCGGCGACCCCGAGGGTGGATCTCATCGCGGTGCTGTTCGGCGCGGCCAGCTACCTGCCGCCGGAGGTGCTGGACAACCTCGCGGCGCGGCTCCGCCCCGGCGGGCTGGCGATCTTCATGCACTACCGCGACGGCTACCTGCCCGACTACCACTCGCACGAGCCGCCGCACTACCACTCGAGCCGGGTCCGAGCCCGCGAACTGCTGGACGACTACCCGGCCGGGGAGTTCCGTCGCCTCGGTGAGTTCGACGTCGTGGTGCTGCGGTGACAGCACCAATGACCCCGACCACGGGCCTTCCGGCCGGGGTGAACGGGCGGGGACGCGCCGGGCAGACCGGGCTGGAGAAGCCGCTGCAGGTGCAGTACGTCCACCCGACGCTGGACGTGTTCGAGGCCGCGCGGCAGCGGGTGGCCTGGGTGTTCGATGAGTTCGAGGGGCGGGTGGCGGTCAGCACCTCGGGGGGCAAGGACTCGACGGTGGTGCTGGAGCTGGCGGCGGCCGAGGCAGCCAAGCGAGGGCTGCCGCCGGTTCGGGTGGCGTGGCTGGACCAGGAGTGCGAGTTCGAGTCCACCGTCGAGTACCAGCGGGCGACGGCGGCCAGACCCGACGTGGAGTTCCTCTGGTATCAGCCGCCGTTCCGGCTGTTCAACTCCACCGACTCCACCGAGCCGTGGCTGCACGTCTGGGACGAGACGCTGGCCCCACCGGCACCGGGTGAGCCCAGTGGTTGGGTGCGCGAGAAGGAGCCGGGCAACCCGCTGGTCCACCCGCTCGGGCGTGCCGACCGGTTCAAGGACTGCCTGGACGAGATCAGCTACGGGCACGTGGAGCACTTCGGGGGCAAGCCGACGGCGCTGCTCACCGGGATCCGGGCGGAGGAGTCACCGGCCCGGCGGCTGGCGGTGACCTCGAACCCCGGCTACAAGTTCGCGACGTGGAGCGCGAACCGGAAAGGCCGTCTGTACTTCATGTTTCAGCCGATCTACGACTGGCGGCTGGCGGATGTCTGGCACGCGATCCACAGCCAGGGCTGGGTCTACAACCGGCACTACGACAACATGTTCCGGTTCGGGGTCAGCCCTCGGAACATGCGGGTGAGCAACTACCACCACGAGACCGCGATCCATGCGCTCGCATATCTCCAGGAGGTCGAGCCGGACACCTACGAGGCGGCGACGGCCCGGCTCTCCGGGATCGCCACGTTCGCCCGGCTGGGCCGGGACCAGTTCCCCTCGAAGCTGCCGTACATGTTCGGGAGCTGGGAGGAGTACCTGTTCTACCTGATCGACAACCTGGCGACGTGCGACGAGCACCGGGCCACGTTCCGGGGGCAGTGGCGGACGCTCCGGGACACCTGCCTCTACGAGCCGGTCGAGCGGCTGGCGAAGGTGCTCATCTACGGGGTGATCACCTACGACCTCTACGGGACCAAGATGAGGATGTTCATGGCGGCTCCGCAGCGGCTGCACCAGTCGGTTGGCGTCGTTCCGCGCTCACTCGAGGAGTCCCCGGCATGACGCTCGTGCACCAGACCAGCGCGGAGGCGCTGGCGGCCGCCGTGGACGGCTACAACCGGCTGGTCCAGGAGGCGAGCTACCGGCTGCCCTGGGCGGCCAGCTCACAGCCCATCGCGCGGGTGCAGTGGATCCATATTGATCAGGTGCGCGCGAACGACTACAACCCGAACTCCGTCCCGCACCAGGAGATGAAGCTCCTGCACACCAGCATCGACGCGGACGGCTACACCCAGCCCGTGGTGGCGGTGCTGGACGAGACCACCAGCCCCGCAACGTATGTCATCGTGGATGGCTTTCACCGCTACACGGTGATGCGGCGCTACCCGGACATCGCGGCGCGGACCAACGGCTACCTGCCGGTGGTCGTGCTGCCGAACGCGACATCGGATGCGGATCGGATGGCCAGCACGGTGCGGCACAACCGGGCGCGCGGGAAGCACAGCATCGCGGGGATGGGCCACCTCGTGTTCGAGATGCTGCTGGACGGCGAGTCCGACGCGGACATCTGCAACAAGCTGGGCCTCGAAGCGGAGGAGCTGGCCCGGCTCAAGCACATCACCGGCTACTCGAAGCTCTACGCCGACGCCGCGCACACCCGGCTGAGCCTCTCGGCGGTGCAGGTGAAGATCAAGGCGGACTACCACCGCGACCATCCAGACGAGGAGATCCCACCGTGGTGAAGGCCAAGACCGCTGCTCTCGGCGAGACGGAGACGGTGCCCATCGACCAGGTGCGGCCGTACTGGCGCAACCCTCGGAAGGTCACCGACGAGGCGGTGAACGCCGTGGTGGAGTCGATCAAGAGCTTCGGGTTCCAGCAGCCGATCGTGGTGGACGGCGAGTTCGTCATCATCGTCGGGCACACCCGCTACCAGGCGTGCCGGCGGCTCGGCTACCCCGAGGTGGAGGTGCTGGTCGCCAGCGACCTCACGCCGCAGCAGGCCCGGCAGTACCGGCTGGTGGACAACAAGGCGGGCGAGCTGTCCACCTGGGACTTCGAGAAGCTCGTGGAGGAGCTGGCGGCGCTGGACCAGTCGGTCACCGAGCTGTGGTTCCCGGAGATCACCGACGAGGACGCGAACCGGTTCCTGGAGCCCGCTCCGGTGGACGGCGGAGCGGACACCACTCCCGCGCCGGAGCCAGGGCTGGCGGAGTTCGTCTGCCCGCACTGCTTCCACTCCTGGACCGCGACCATCACCATCGAGGCCGTCACCGAGGGGAGGATCGGGGCATGACCACCACCGAGCCTGCTCCGGCGGTGCGCCGGGTGGAGGAGCTGGCGCTGGACCAGATCAAGCCCTACCCCGGCAACCCGCGCTTCATCAGCCAGGCGGCGGTTGACGCGGTGGCCCGCTCGATCCAGAAGTACGGGTACCGGCAGCCCATCGTGGTGGACGCGGACCACGTGATCATCGTGGGCCACACCCGGCACCGCGCTCTCACCCAGCTCGGCATCGAGTCCGCGACGGTGGTGGTGGCGGCCGACCTCACCGAGGAGCAGGCGGCGGGCTACCGGCTGGTGGACAACCGGACCAGCGAGCTGGGGCAGTGGGACCACGGCCAGCTCGTGACGGAGCTGCGGGAGTGGGAGGCCGAGCTGCTCGAACAGTTCTTCCCGGACGTGGCGACCGAGATCACCTCCATCACCGACACTCTCGTCACGTCGGAGGACGTGGACGACGCGACGACCTCGGTGCTGGACGTGCAGACCAAGGCGGCGATCCCGACGGTGGACGTGGAGTGCCCGAGCTGCCACGGCCACTTCGAGGTGGCGACCACATCCCTGCCGGGCCATGGCACGGCGCGGAAGTAGCGGCGCGGACGTTCGGCCGATCACCAAGCCGACTCCCACCCACCTCACCCCGTTCCAGTCGCTGCAGCGCGACCGGCAGTCCGCTCGTCGCCAGGAGGCGGTGGCGCTGCGACTGGCCGGGATGACGTTCGCCCAGATCGGCGAGAAGCTCGGCATCTCCAAGCAGTCGGCGACGGATCTGGTGCGGGTGGCGCTGTCCCGCGCTGAGGCGCTCACCGTGGACGAGCTGCGGAGCCAGGAGAATCAGCGGCTGGACCGGGCGCAGGCGGCGATCTGGGCGGCGGTGCTGTCTGGCGACCTCAGCGCGGTCAACACGTTCCTGAACATCAGCCGCCAGCGGTCTCGGCTCAACGGGCTGGACGCGCCGACCAGGATCAACCTGTCAGTCTCGGTGAAGCAGGAGATGGAGGCGGCGCTCCGCGAGCTGGAGTCCGTCGTGCTGGCCGACGTGATCCCGTCGGCGGATGATCCCGACCATGACGACTGACGCGCCGACCCATGTGGTGGACCCGGCCCGACTGATCGAGCAGCTCCGCAGTGCGGCGGCCAACGCGACCAGCGACGAGGAGATGCGGGCGGTCGTGGCCCGGATCGCCAGCCTGACCCGGACCTACCGGATCCAGCGCGGGATCGGGCTGCCCGGCTCACCGCTGATCCAGGCGAAGGAGCTGGACGCGCTCTACCGCAGTCGGCCGCACATCGAGCATCTGAGCGACCAGCTCAGCAAGGCGGTGCGGCGGGTGGAGATGGGCCGCAACCAGCAGATCGCGGTGTCGATGCCGCCGCGCGCCGGGAAGTCCACGCTGCTCTCGCTCTACACGCCGGTCTGGCTGCTCCGGCGGCACCCGGAGTGGTCGATCATCCTCACCAGCCACGACGGCGGGCTGTCCACCGGGTGGGCGAGGCAGATCCGGTACATGATCGAGGACCGGCCGGAGATGGGGATTGCCCTGGCGCGGGACAACGGCGCGCAGTCGAACTGGGCGACCGTCGAGGGCGGCGGGATGTATGCGGTCGGCATCGGCGGAGCGCTGACCGGCCGTGGTGCGCGGGTGCTGGTGATTGACGACCCGATCAGCGACTTCGTGGCCGCGCACTCGCCGCGCCTGCGGCAGAACCTCTGGGACTGGTGGCTGTCGGTGGCCCAGACCCGTTTGGAGCCGCCGTATCTCGTGATCGTGGTCATGACGAGGTGGCACGAGGACGACTTCGTGGGTCGGCTCTTCTCCGACGAGCACGAGGGCGATCCCAAGACCTGGCAGCGGATCTCGCTACCGGCCATCGCGGACACCCAGCCGGACGCGATCGGCCGCGAGCTGGGCGAGCCGCTGATCAGCCCGCTGCTCCGGGAGTCGCCGGAGGAGGCCATCGCCCGTTGGGCGGAGGTGAAGGGGAACGTCGGCACGTACACGTTCAGCGCGATGTACCAGCAGCGACCGGCCCCGGCGAAGGGTGCCATCTTCGATGCGGGCTGGTGGCGGTTCTGGACCACGAACGAGCACCGGGCGACGATCGACGGCCGGGTCATGTACCTCGACCCCAACGCGCTCGGCACCGGCCAGTGGGTGGACTCCTGGGACGCCAGTTTCGACAGCCCGGAGGGCGGCTCGTACGTGGTCGGCCAGCGGTGGGTGCGGCACCGGGCCGACCGGTTCCTGGTGGCTCAGCAGCGCGGGCGGTGGAGCTTCACGCAGACGCTGGAGCGGATGACCCAGTGGGCCTGGCAGGACGACCCGGTGGCGAGTCCGTACGGCCAGCACGTCCACCAGCGGCTGATCGAGAAGAAGGCCAACGGCGCGGCGATCATCGACACCCTGCGCAAGAAGTTCGCCGGGCTCAAGGCGATCAATCCCAGCGCCAGCAAGGAGGCGCGGGCGAGAGCCATCACCCCGGAGGTGGAGTCGGGCAACGTCTACCTCCCGCACCCGGCGGACCCCGGCAACGAGTGGGTCAACGAGCTGCTCAGCGAGCTGCGCAACTTCCCGCACGACGCGGCCGATGATCAGGTGGACTGCCTGACCCAGGCGCTGATCCACCTCCGCAACACCGGCCGTGGGCAGCTCTCGGTCCCGGCCCGGACACGGCCGTACGGAGTGGTGCGCGACATTGCGTCGGCCGCGAGATCCGACCGGAGGAGAGGTTTCCGTGCGACCGGCTGACGCCGCGCTGGTGCTGGGCGCGACCATGCGCCTCACTCGAGCTGTCACCACGGACGACGTTGGCTTCTGGTTCGTGCGCTATCCGGCCTACGAGTGGGCGCAGGCTCACGAGCCGCAGGCGGACGGCTGGCGGGCGAAGGTGACCAGCGGACTCGACTGCCCGCACTGCGTCGGCTACTGGGTCGGGGTAGGTGTGCTGGGGAGCTATCTGGTGGCCCGCCGATCCCGACCCCTCGGTGCGGCGTGGCGGTTCATCGCCGGAACGCTGACCCTCAACACGCTGATCACGACGATCGGCGGGCCGCTGGATTACTACCCGAGCGACGACTGAGCGGTCAAACTGACCCCATGAGCGCGGAGAGCACTGAGGCCCAGTTGGTTCGCATCGAGTCGGCCCGCCTTCGGCGACCCCGACCGCTCGGTAGTCTCACCGCGTCGGCTCAGCGGCTGACGGCTGCGCGGCTCAAGTCCGGACCCGGCCGCCAGACCGACAAGGGCTGGCAGCAGGACGCCTGGGACATGTACGACCTCGTGGGCGAGGAGCGGTTCCTGGCCAACACGCTCGCGGGGCGGATGAGCCAGGCGCGGTTCTACATCGGGAAGCTGACGGACGACCCGCAGGAGGAGCCGGTTCCGGTCAACGACCCGCGTCTCCAGCGACTGCTGGACTCGGTGGGGCAGACCGGCACCGGGCTGGCCCAGATGATCCTGCGGATGGGCGTGAACCTGTTCGTGGCCGGGGACTGCTGGCTGGTGGGGATCCCGGAGAACCTGCTGCCCACCGACGGCGACGAGCAGGTGACCGGGCCGCCGCCGATGACCGAGACCGGCGACCTCGCGGTGGATGCGCTGGAGTGGCACGCCATGAGCATCAGCGAGGTCAGCTCCTCGGGGGCGGGCGAGCTAACCATCCGGCTCGGGCCGAACGTCGAGGAGCAGATCAAGTGCAGCCCCGACGACGTGCAGCTCATCCGCGTCTGGCGGCCACACCCCCGGCTGTGGTGGGAGGCGGACTCGCCTACCCGATCCTCGCTCCCCGTGCTGCGGGAGCTGGTGGGACTGACGATGCACATTTCCGCACAGGTGGACTCTCGGCTTGCAGGGGCTGGACTCCTCATTGTCCCGGCCAGCGCACAGCGGTCACTGCGCCAAGCGGCTGGTCTCGGGGACATGCCGGACGAGACGGACGCCAACGAGCCGGATCCGTTCACCGAGGCGCTGATGGAGGCCATGCTGACGCCGATCGGTGACCGGGCCTCGGCGAGCGCGCTGGTCCCGCTGGTGGTGACGGTGCCGGACGAGGTGACCGGCTCGTTCAACTTCATGTCGTTCAGCAAGCCGCTGGACTCGGAGGCCCGCAGTCTGCGGGACGAGGCGATCCGCCGACTGGCGCTGGGTCAGGACGCTCCGCCGGAGCTGTTGCTGGGCACGGCCGGGATGAACCACTGGGGTGCCTGGCTGGTGCGCGAGGACGTGATCACCACCCACGTCGAGCCGCCGCTGGCGCTCATCGCGGACGCGCTGACCACCCAGTTCCTGTGGCCCGCGCTGGTCGAGCTGGGGCTGAGCGACCCCAAGGACTACGTGGTCTGGTACGACGTGAGCCACATGATCGTCCGGCCCAACCGGAGCCAGGACGCGATGAACCTCTACGACCGGGGCACGCTGTCGGACGAGAGCCTGCGCGACGCCACCGGTTTCGATGAGGCGGATGCGCCGGAGACCGACGAGCTGGACCAGGCGACGGCGATGGCCTTCGAGATCGTGAAGGCCAACCCGAGCCTGTTCGGCTTCCCAGGGCTGGCCTCGATCATCAAGCAGGTGCGCGGTGCGCTGACCGGCACGCCGACCACCGCGCCGGGTGCGACCGAGCAGGTGGGCGAGACGCCGCCACCGCCGGACATCGGCACCGGCACTCCGCCGACCGGCAGCGGTGAGCCGTCCGGCGAAGCTCCGGCGACGGCTGGTGCCCCGGCCCCGGCGAACGGCGGAGCGAGCGCGCCGTGACGACCGGGCTGCCCAGTCCGTGTCCGGTGTGTGGTGCGTACTCGCTGGCACCGGACACCGACCGGTCCGCCCTGCTGGCGGTGTGCGACGTGCTCACGATCAAGGCGCTGGAGTCGATGGGCAAGTACATCGTGCGGGCCAGCCGAGAGCGCTACCGGCTCAAGGGAACCCGGCCCTGGCATGTCTGCCACACGCTCTGGCCCGCCGAGGACGACATCGTGACGCGCGCGCTGCGGGGTGCCTGGGACGTGGTGCCGGCGATGCTCGACGCCCACGGGTGCTGCGGGGTGACCAGCCGCCAGGTCACCCGGATGCTGGACGACTACGTGCACGATCTGGTGGTGAGCGGCACCGAGCACTCTGTCGCGGAGCTGCGCTACCGTTTCGAGACGCGCCTCGGGCTGCCGGTCTACGACCTGGCCCTGCTGCGGGAGGAGCTGGTCGGTGGCTGAACTGTTCCCGCAGGACACTCCGCCGATGATGCCTGCCGACCCCACGCTCCCGCTGCCGCAGTTCGCGGCTGGCGCGCGGTTCGGCACGATCCGGCTGCACGGCGTGCGGCGCGGGCCACGGCAGCCGACCACCCCGGAGGAGGCGGCGGCGGACTGGCCGCAGAGCCCGCTGTACCGGGGCATCGGCGACGCGCCGACACCGCAGGCGGTCACGGCGGACGGCTGCCCATGAGCACGCCGGGCACGGCGACGGCGAACCGCGCGAAGCTCCAGAAGAAGCTCGTGGACGAAGCGGCTAGCGCCTACACCCGGTTCCTGGCGACGGCGGTGGCGGACTATCCGAGCCAGGGTTACTCCGCACTGCTCACCGGCTGGCAGAACTTCACCGACACCATGCGGGCGGAGCTGGAGAATCCGATTCTGTCGATCGACTTCACGCAGCAGGTCGAGTCCTACCTGTCCTCGATGGAGATGGAGCTGGCGAACTCGCAGATTCTGGCCGCCGTGGACGACAAGCTCACCGAGCTGGTGAACGCGGCCATCGACCAGGGGATGAGTGGCACCGAACTCAGCACGTTCCTGCTGGACGGGCTGAACCCGAAGGCGACGTGGTTCGGGCAGGAGTCGATGGAGGCGTGGGTGACGACCCAGGCCACCGCACTCACCTCGGTGGTGGAGCTGGCGAACCTCGGGGCGCAGGGCTATGTCGAGAAGCGCTGGGTCAGCCACCACGACGAGAAGGTGCGCGACAGCCACTCCGAGGCCGACGGCCAGACAGTGCACATGAGCGAGGAGTTCTACGTCGGCAGCGCGTTCCTCCAGTACCCCGGCGATCCGAACGGCCCGGCGGAGGAGATCCGGAACTGCCGGTGCGTGGTGGTGGGCGTCGAGGAGTCGCGGGTCGCGGAGTCCGGCGAGGGCGGGCTACCGGCGTGGGAGGACGGGGAGGATCTGCCGTTCGCCGACAACTGGTCCACCCGGACCTACGGGATCAAGTCCCGTGAGTGGCTGCGGGAGTGGGGCACCACGAGAGACGCGGCGAAGCACGGAGTCTCGGACGATGCCCATGACGCCTGGACCCGCTACACCGGGTCGAGCTACTGGGACATGAACGCGGCCCTGCGCGGGCTGCCGCTGCGGTTCGGCGACGCGCCGACCAACGCGATGAAGTGGAACCGGCAGTTCAAGCAGTTCTTCGATGCGGCGGCGGAGACGCTGACCGCGCCACTGACCGTGTACCGGGGCGTGCAGGCCGGGACCGCGAAGGACTGGGCGGTCGGGGATGTCATCACCGACCAGGCGTGGATGTCCACGACCGTGGACGAGGACATCGCGACGGGATTCGGCAGCGAGATGTTTCGCATCCAGCTCGCGCCCGGGAC